TTCACTTCTATCAATCGCTTTAAAAGCCATTACGAAACAGTACCTTTAGCTAATGCCCCCGAACCTTGTCCAGAGAAACTAAATCCAATAACACCTTCTGAAGATGCTTCAATAGATACTTCTTCAATAGTAATCGAACCAGTATAATTATCATCACCAGTAGTATCGCCCTCTGGTCTAACTTCAATCGAATAGACTGAATCACCAGAAATAACTTCTGTTACGATTGCTGTTTGGTAAGTATCATTTGGATCAAACATACCCGAACCCTCAACTGACCAACCTTTGTTAGTCGCTGTGGTATCAAGCCATTCATCACCAAATGAATTGTGTTGTTCTGAGTTCTGAGTAATAGTTAGCGTATAACTGGTGAGTTCACCAATTAAGTTACCCGAACTATCACGTAAAGAACCGTTATATCCTTTGACTGTTGCCATTATTTAACTCCTGTTTTAATGGTTGTAAATGTAATCAAATATCCACGCTCTTGTCTATCAACCTCAATGGTTAAATCATCAACCGTTTCACCTCTTGTATCTTCAAAAATAGATTCCATTAAAGATAATCGATAGTGTTTTGTATCTAAGAATAACTCAAATATTTCGGTTAAATCATAAGCACGTTTGTCAAAAGGGGATTCATCTTCACTTTTAGTAAATGTTTTTGAACCCTCTCTGAACTCACGATTGTTAAGCGTTTCTTTTGTTGTAAATTTAAAGCCTCTGCCTTTTAACAGACTAATCATTTCATCAATACCACTTGGTTAGATTGCTTTTCTTCACTCTCGTCAATAGTGCCATCTTCATCAGTATCATAGTCAGCCTTTATAGTGGTCAATTCACTTTCGTAATTTTCCTTAAAGACTAAATAAGATTCGTGATAAATATCATCTGAATCAGCATCTTGTCGTTTAGCCATACAAATCAATTCAAGTGCTTTAGTAAGGTGTAATTCCTTAACTTGAGCAGTTGTTATAAATAATGTAATGTCTAAGCCACGATTACGCATCTCATTAGCGATGATGTCATAAGCACGATCAATGTAAGTTTGATAATCAATCAACACAATACCAAACCCAGTTGAGCTATCTACCGCATTGGATAGAGTCGCAAAACCGAGTGTGGCTGTTGAGCTTGTTGTATATGAAGTAATCACAGCATCAGTACCAGCGTTATCACCATTAATAAAACCGATAGTAGCACCAATCAATTCTTTATCATCAAGCGAGGTTAATCGCTTACAAGTTAAAGTTGTAGTTGAGCCGCCATCAGCCTTTTCATAGTAATCAGCTAATACTGGTAGTGCCGCAATAATGTCCGCATTTTTAAGCACCCACGCCATTGGTTATACCTCGTTAAAACACGCCAACTCTTTCATAGAGTCGTAATGTGCTTTCTTAGATAAAGTAACAGTATCACCCTTTTTATAAGTATAGATACTACCATCAATGCCGTGTGAACCATCACAAAGTGCTTTCAATTCAAGTTTAGTAGCCTTTTTAGCTACTGCTTTTTTAGCTACCTTACCCATAAATTACACTCCAGTTAGAACACGTAATGCGTTCTGATCGATAACGCCATACTTCATCACGCCATACCAACCAACATTAACAGTACGACCAAGATTATCAGAACCCTCGACAACACGTAGTGCTGGGACAGAAGCAACAGCCTTACCAAGTGCGTTCATACCGAAACAAACCGCAGTTCCAGCAGTAACATTAGAATCTTCAACAATAGTGAAGCCCTCTAAAGCACCAACGATTCCAGATGTAGAAGCACCAATATCTGTGTTTTGAGCAATAGTAATGTAATCACCTTTAATGTTAGATACTTGTGATGGATTAACAAATGCTACATAACGACCATCTGGGAACTTAGCAATACCAGCGTTAGCCAAAGCAGTATATGCTTCACGTAAGTCAAGGTTATCTAAAGTACCAGCAACATCAGCCGCAATAGTATTCGTACCAGCTTCTAATACAGCCAAGCCAAGTGAGTCAGTTGTTTCACCAAGATTAACACCAACTAATTCAGCAGATGCAAGATCAGCTTTACCAGCAGTAGCAATATTAGCTAATGATGTTGAAGTGATTACCGCACCATATTCAGCCATAGTCAAAGTAACTTTGGTGTCAGTCATTGTTGTTGAACTTGCTTCCGTGCCATCAGTTAGTGGCGTTGTTGCCGCTGACATTCTTGAGAACACCGTGAAAGCAATTGACGAAGCCATATCGTCTTGTCTGATTGTTGCATAAGCATCAACCTTGTTGTATGAGTTACCGCTAACGATAACCATTTGATTCATTAAATCGACTACCGAATCAGATAGTAGTGCTTTAGTATTTACAGCCATTTTATTACTCCTAAGTAATTATATTTCGTGTTGGAGTGCGTATAGTTCAGCCGCAGTTGTAGTAGATTTAATCCTATCATTCACATCTAAAGATGCTCGATTAGAAGTTGAATCGACTCGCTTTGGTTGAGTATCGCCCCCTTTAAATAAATAAGGTTTATCACCTTTTAATTGTTCAATAAATGTTGATTGGTCAAAGTCCTCACCAGCACTTGCTTGTGCTAATAGATGTTTGAAGTAATCAGCATCTTTGATACCGTTGTCGCTCACAACCTTTTGAACAGCCATATCAGCCATAATCTCATTGTTGTTTGCTTCCAAGCCTTTGATCGTACTATTAAGCGTTGTGATTAACTCTGCTGCCTTATCCAAATCGGATTTATTAGCTTCATCATTTTCACGTTTCGCATTAATTAACTCTCGTGCTTGTTCAATTGAATCAACACCTAATTGTTCAGCTAACTCAGACTTTGCTCGGTTCGCACCTTTGCTAAATCCCTTGTCAATCAGTTTATCAAGTTTTGATTGTGATAATACCACCTCATTTTCAGTCTTAGGAGTTTCGACATTTTCCGTAATATGCTCGTCAGCCATAACATTTACCTCTTATATATAAAAAGTCGTTTTAATAATAACATTATTTTAACCCTTTGGCAATAAATGTGCCAATACGTTTATACATATAGTTTACTTGGTCATTATCTAATGCAAAGAATTTACGACCCATTACTTCGTGATTGTAAAAAGCCTTATCATTTTCTTTACCTTTAAAGTAAATCATAGCACCACCACGAAACTTCTTTACACGCATACCGTGAAGCATCTGATTATGAAAGGTTAAATTAACTTTTGAGCCTCTACCTTTGGTATTTCTATAATGCTTGTATTGTTTATTATATGGTTTGAATGGACGCTTATCAGCATCTCTGCCTTGTTGAGTTCTACCAGCAATACCAAGTTTCCTACCGCCAATAAATAAAGTAGCAACCGATATTACTTCTTCATCAGTCGTTCTTAATCTTTTTAATAGCCTTTTAAAGTTAGGCGTTTTGGTTACACGAATACCCACCAGCTTTTGCTTCCTCTCGTTTCATTTTATAGAATCTATGACGGCAATTATAATTACGCCTTGAATCACGCTCTAATGAGTTCTTTTTAGCATCATCATAGCATTTGTTTTCTCGCAATAGATGTGAGCAATATTCACGAGTCTTATCATCCTTAACGCCCACATATACCCAAACACCCTCGCCAACAGCCTTGCCCATTAGATCAATCAATTCTTGTTGAAAAGAACCAATAGCAGTTAGTGCGTATGTCTTTGAATACTTAGCTAAATCAGAATCAGCTAATTGTTGTTGTAATCCCTTAACCATATCATCAAGTGAAGCATCTGATATAGCGTATTTGTAAAGTTCACGCTTTACAGATAAACCAATATCATCAGCCAGTTTAATGAATTGCTCACGTTTCATATTCTTTAGTATCTGTATCTTCTTGGCATCGTCTGCTGTGAATAACGCATCATAACCATTAGTCTTAAATGCTTTCTGTGTACCTTCAAACATATCATTGAATTGATCGTCAATTAATGAATTAACCATCTTGTAGTAACCAGCATCACGTAATGTATTACGCCAAGCAAATTCATAGCTAAGAATGTCATCAGTTGATAATCCAGCAAGTTGTGCTGTGGCTATGCGTTGAACTCGTTTAAATACCGCATCAGCTTCATTATCAAACTTCCTAATGAACCCATCTACTTTGCCTTTTTCTTTATTGTATATTGAATCAAGCGTTGGCATCTATTCCAAGTGCCGCCATTGTGTCAGTTAATGAACCACCAGTCTTAACCTTATTAAGCATTTCATTACGAGCATTAATATTATCATCAACATCAATCCTTGCATCTTCTTCTGATAAGTCTGGATTGTTACGCATCAATACTTTATGTGGCGAAGTTAATCCCATATCGATTGCTTTAATGTCAATATCTAACTGGTCTGATTTACTTGATGGATAGTTTGGTTCTTGGAAATCAACAGACATATCACCATCTACTGATTTACCATAATATTCAGACACCACTTTAATCATATCAAACAACTCTTGTTCGTATGCCTTGAAGTCTGCTTGTTGCTCTAATGTGAATCTGTCTAACTTTAGATTTTCCATCTGTAAAGCAAATCCAGATGATGCTTGGCTTGTCATTCTGAATTGAGATGGAGATACACCGTAACCAATAGCAAGGTTGTTAGCTAATTCTTGTACTACCTTATGTAACTGGTCGTAATTAGATTGTAAATCAAGAACACTAATCTCGGTGTTTTGACCAGTTAGCGTTAATATGCTTAACGGATCAAGAACTTGTCCGAGCAATTCACCTACGTTATCACCTTTACCAACCAGTTGTTTAAACGATTGTGTTTTGATAATATGGTTTAAAAACGTCAGATGAACTGCCATATCAATTGTACCACCAGTTAAATCATCACCAGTATATTTATCCCAAAAAGATTCATCACGCCAACCGTTGTGTAGATATACAAACGGTAACACGCCAAATGGATTAACCATTTCTTCGTTATCTTCAACCGCTACAATCTTATCTTTACCAGAAGTCTTATCAATGTAATAATGCTCAGTATCAGACCAATAAGCCCAGCGTTCCACATCTTGCTTTTCACCAGTCATTTCAACAAAGTAAGCAACCCACTCAACATCGCCTTGAGAATAACCAACCTCTGTCTGGTGCGGCAGTCTTAACATTATCTTTGGTTTGTCATTATCAAAACTAACTTGAATTAATACATCATTAAAGGCGTTCATATATCGATTAGCTTGAGCCATCGTTTTATCAATGCGTAAGTCATTGTATAAGTCTTGAGCATCATCTGATTCAAACTCACGATCAACACCGAATGAATAAACATTACTTGTGGCATTAATAACTTGCTTGTAGATGTTGTTGTTATCGTTAATCTGAACGTCTAATTTAAGTTGAGCAAATGCTCGGTATATCTGACCAAGTTTACTAACCACTTGATTGTTATAGTTATCGTTATACATCGCATACCGTAAAGAGAACTTCTTTAATCTGTTCGTACCAGTATCAAATGTTGTGTTTCTAATATCGTTGCGTGGGTATTTATTAATTATCATCCAACTCTCATCCTAATGTTCCGAACTTCAGTCTTATGTAAGCCGTGTTCGTATTCAATGTAGTAACCCACCGAGTCAACAGCGTGGCTTAAATCTTGGTTAGATTTATCTGGTTCACCCTTGTCTGTATAAGACATCTGCTCTAAATCAGCGATTAATTCTTGATTCCTCGAACATATCGCTATATTAACATTACCATTACCATTTCGCAACAGAGAATTGAAAGCATTTATTCTATCTTGTACTCTTGGGTTCGCTGTCTTAATCTTCATCTTATGCCAACCAGCGTTCTTGATTAAGTCATAGTTAGTAACAGCAGTACCTTGTGAACGTGCTTTACCAGCAGAATCACCATATATTGTAGCACTCATTAACGCAGCACCAAGATTAGCAAACTTACTCTTTAAATAATCTAACGAATCAACTAATGGCTTACCTTTAATAATCGCATTATCAATAACAGTAACCTTGCCATCTATTACTTGTATTAGATAGATTGCGTTGTATGGATTGATGTTAAAGTCAAACGATATGATTATTGGTAAGTATGGATCAATAGCAATATCATCTATAACGTGAATATCACGATCAAACTGATGATAAACAGCAGAGCCATTAACATTAATAAACTCACCAAGCAAATACTGTTGAAGTAATTTCTCATCATAGTTAGCTTTTAATGTATCAATGTAATCTGGTGGCAAATATGGATTGTCATACGTTGATGCTTTAATCAAACGGTAATTGTCTGGCTTATTAGCTACTAACAAATTATAAGCGAACCTATATCCCTCTGGCGTTCCAACTAAATCAACTTGATTAGGCTTCTTATCTGGCAAAGGTGAACGATTACGAGCCAATATCTGTTTGAACGCTTTATCCATCTTATGCTTTGGCATTACATCACATTCATCAATCAATGAATAGCCGACTTCATAACCCACTATCATCTCTGGCTCTGACATATTACGAAAGATAATCGTACCGAAGTCTTTGATTAATAACTCTTTATCTGATTTATTGAGTTGATAATGTAAGCCTAAATCGTTACACATCTCTGGAAACTTCTCGAAAGCAATATCACGTATCAATGGATAGTTAGGCAAGTAATAAGCAACCTTAACGCTTGGATATTGTAACTTCTTAATGATTGTCTTTAACGTACCAGCATAAGATTTACCAGCACCAAAACCAGCAACCAATCCAGTAGTCGGATTAACGCTCTCTATAAAATCACGTTGATGACCGAGAACATTTATCTCTTTAATCACTATAAGCCTATAACTTCGTTAATCGCTAATTAATTTAATACCAGTTATATCATTAACATTATGGTCAATAGTGCTTTTATCAGTTTGATTAAGCATATTCTTACCTAACCAGATTAGCATAGTTGAATTGCCATCTTCTGTTGCTGCTTTAAATTGAGCACGTCTTAATGATGATTTACCACCCATTGCTTTTTGTGCGAAATAGTCCGAAAATCCCATACTACGTTCTCGCTTACAACCAGCATTAAGCGTGTCGTAATCAATATTTAATACACCAGCAATTTCTTCGCCAGTACATTGAATCTTGCACATCTCGTCTACTTTTCCCCAGTCTATTTTTGCGTATGGTTTTGTAATCATTTAAACTTATAAACTCCGACCTTACCTTGTTCGCCAACATTCTTAATGTTGTAGCCACGTTTCTTTGCTTTACAAATAACACTTCTTAGATGTGGAATACCAATCTCTTTGGCTTCTGTTGTTGATATTGAGCCGTGATACTTGATATGAGCAACCACTATATCTATCTGTGTTTGATTAGCACTAAATCTTTTAAATAAATTCTTTAACCATTGAAACATATTACACCTCTTTGATTTTAATCTCTGTCTTGCCGCCCTTGTAAACTTCTTCTTTACTAACAGCCAAGCACATTATCTGACTATCATCTTCATAAGCAATACCGATCAATGAATCAAGTAATGATTTAAGCATATTATCAACATCATACTTTCGTTTAGTGGGCGGATATAACTTAATAATCACCATCACTGGCTTATCTGTTGGTTGCTTCTGACTATCACTAATAAGATTAGCAACACGCTGCTTAAACTCTCGACCTTTAGCTGACATAATGCTGGTACAGAATTTGCCACGTAATATAGCACGGTAATATTGATTAACCGATACTGGGAAAGGTAGAGTCAGATTCAGTTCGAATTTTCTCATATATTTTTCAGTATATGCGAAATTACATCAACAGTCCAACCATTACCAAGCATTTTGAATTTTTGTGTTTTAGAAACGCCCTCTGTATATCCATCTGGCACAGTTTGTAAACGCTCACATTCCATTGGTGTTAGTTTGCGGTAATAAAATCCATCTACTATATTTGGATCAATTTCATCGCTTTGACATACCGGCACCATTGTTCTTTGTTTTCGCTCAATAGAGTTCCAAGCAACGGCACCAGTGTATGAAACCGTTAATGCGTATGCCTTGCCTTTTTTAGTGGCTGATGGATTGTTATCAATCTTATTTTTAACATAAGAACTAATCTGCCCTTTCCACATTGTGGCATTTAAACATCTAGCTTTATCATCTGGAGTTTTAACCATTTCACCACGAGGCTTACCGTTTAACTTATTTTTTAAATATTGAGGGTCTTGGGTAAAAGGCAAATCTTCAAGAATATCTTTAAGAACTATGCCTTTATCTTCTGGTTGAGTAATATTCGGTATGTTAGTCCAATACAAACGGTTACGATTCTGAGCTGATACAAGTGCTGAATTAATCATTATCGGCTTAACACCTAAATGCTCACTAATAACATCTTGATATTCTTGTTTCATTCTTACATTCTCAAGCAAGAAATACTTAGGCTTAGTTTCTTCAAGCAGTCTAACGAACTCAAAGAACAGTGCTGATCGAGGATCATCAAAGTTTAACTGTTTACCAGCAAATGAAAAACCTTGACACGGTGAACCACCCATTAATAAATCAATCTTAGGTAAATCCATACCCCTTAGTTTGGTTACATCGCCAAGATGAACAGTGTTTGGATAGTTCTTTTTAGCAATACTCATTGCGTACTTATCAATCTCGGCAGCTAAATACATATCCACCTTAACACCTAATCGATCTAATGCTAATTGACCACAAGACATACCATCGAACAAACTTAGTACATTAATACCTTTATTATTACAACAAATACAATCACTACTTCCTATTGGTAATGATCTCAAACTTTCGTGCCATCTTTCAATAATCTATCGCACATATCAAGTATTGCTTCACACAATGGTCTTTTTAATTCATAATTATCAATGTTGTTGATCTGTTTAACAATGTCTTTAATCCCCTCTAATACTTCTTTACACTCGGCTTGAGTGTGTTTGTGTAGTTCCATTTATTTCCCCATAGTAATTTATAAGACCTAATGTAATCCAATGGATACGTGCCTTATCCTGTTTAATTAAATAATCAAGGTTCTGGACACTTATATCCAATATAGTTGCTACTTGTATATTTGTCAAACCAAGACGCTTGAATTCACACTTAATACATTTATACTTTATCATAGGTTTTAATTATAACAAAGATACTGTTAGTCATCACTCTAAATACATTATCTAACAAAATAAGATTATCACTTTAACTAACGCACTATCGTTTGTTTTCACTTTCAGCGACTCTCTTAATAACTTGAAAGCAGTCCGTTTGTTTTGGTCTAAAAGACCGTTTAAAGCAAAGCCTTGTTATATTCGGTAATGCTGTTTTGAGTTGGGTAATTCGGGGCGAAAATAATCCCAAGACTAATTAAAGCCTTGAGAGATTTACATTCGTATAAAGCCGCATCGCAGTATTATCGTAAGCCAGAACCTACTATGATCGTTCTGGTTAGTTGTATCACCACTTATATAGTGCCAAGCCATTTGCCAACTACATTAGATTCTAAAGCACCTCAAGGATTAAATCCATTATAAGGTTCGCAAGGTTATTGATTTACTTCCCAGACAATAACCACTTATCTAATATCAATCACAACTTAGAACACACGGTTGCTTGTACTCTTTTTTATTATTCTGGTGTGAGTGAAATCATTGATTAGACATATCACCAGTCGTGCAGTGATTTGCCATTTTGAAAAGATATAGTATAATATCTCACAAGGTGGCTACTACACCTATTACACCCCTCTACGTGTTATAAGCATTTAGAGGGTTTTTTTCGTTCTGAGGAAGATTATAAACTAACTAAATTTAGATAGTTAGCTAATTATTTAACTTCCATTGTTAAAATATATTTGTATTATTACATATATATGGTATGATGTTATTGACAGTTAAGGAATTGGCTGTTCTTTTAATAAAAACGGAGATACAAATGAAAACATTAACAAATAAATTAAATACATTAACAGAAGAAAACAAATACATCTATCTAACAGCAAAAGAATTAAACTATTTCGTTAGAATGAATAAAATAACTTCTTTCTCGGTAACTTTTAGCACAGAAAGATATATCGAAGATGGTGGTGATTCATTCTTCCCATCAATGGATAGTTTGACACTTACAAGAAGCCAAGCAAAGGATATGGCTAACAAATTTGCTGAACATAGTACAAGAGATGATAAAGAATTACTAAAAAGAGTTTATGTTTCGGCTCACACATCTTATTCATCAGACAAAGAAACATTTTTTGTATCACTTTAAATAAAGAGGAGAAATAAAATGACAAAAACTAACTTTGAAAATAAATTATTTGCTTTAAATAATAATGAGGTTCTTCAACACGATAAACGCACTATTGTTGATAACGAAACATATAAGGTAACGCACCTTCATCTTTACTACAATGATAATGGACACATTGGAACGTGGCAGAAAGGTAGTAACGTTATTTTTGATGAAAGACTACCTAAACTGGGGGTAGAGTAATGGCAACATATACAGACCAAAGACGCGAAGTAAAGATATTAACACTTCAACTTGAAACTCAAAAGAAAATCAACAAGATTCAAGAATCAATGATTAAGGATTATCAAGAAGTGATGATTCCACTCTACCAAGAACGAGTCAAACGCATTGAAGCAATTATTGATGAGGCATTAAAATGAGAATTTATAAACAAGAACCACCACTAAAGGGTAGATGGTGGGTATTGGTAGGTTTGATTATTGGATTTATTATAGGATTGATGATATGAGCAGAATGAGTGATTTAGATATTATTAGGCAAGACAAAGAAGCCGAAACTGGTGATTACAGCCACGAGGATTGCCGAGAACCCGACCAAAAGGATTACATCAAGCAAGTAATGGCTTCGGCAGAATACAAGGTTGATATGGAAGAAATGGCAAGTGTGATATTTGGTTATGGTGTGATGTCAGATAAGGCTGATATGGAAGATACAGATCAAGATGAAGATTTGGATCAAGATGAAGATTTGGATCAAGACGAAGATATAGACCCAGACGCTGGTTATGACGAGTACAAAGAAAAACGTGCTGGTGTTTGGAAAGAGATGGGCTGGGAATAATGGCTACTTTTGGAAATACTGAACACGGTAAAGAAATCGTCTATGAATCAATCTTTGAATGGATCAGCAATCAGAATGTTTATTGCCTTGAGTGTGATAATCGAGAGTGTACTAAAGATGCTTATGCTACTGGCGACAGTCCAACTATGTGTGAATGTTTAGCAGCCGACCATACCGAGTGTCCAGCAGTTGATGAAGAACTTGATAAGAACTATGGCGAGTGGTTCGACCAATGGACTGAATGATGGAATATCTAATTGGTATGGCTCTATATTAAGGTGTTTACTTTTTAAACCAGAGAATAGGATAAATAGGTTTAATAATTGACCTTATTTATTGGCTTGGTTATTCAGTTTAGACTAATATATCTGTTATAATGCAAACTACTTTTAATAAAACAAGGAGTGAAAATGGGAACTAATAAATTAACAAACAAACAAAAACGAGAAGTATCAGCGTTGTTTAGGCAAGGTGAAAACAAGAAAGCAATATCCAAAACATTAGGACTTGGCTATTCAACCGTATGTAAATTAACTTCAAAACTGAAATCAAAACAGAAAAGGGGTTACAGTATTAATGTCAATATTGATGATTATAAATACATTGATGAATTTGCTAAAAAGCGTGGTATGACTAAAAATAATGCTATGGAATCAATCGTTAAACTTGCTAAACGCAAATGTCTATTCACTTGGGGGTAATATTATGAGTAATTTAAAAACTATATCAATTCACGGCAAATCTTATGTTGAAGTTAATCAGCGTATCAAATACTTTAGAGAAAACTATCCAGAGGGTTCATTAATTACCGAATTGGTTAGTAACGATAACGGTATGTGCGTATTTAAAGCAACTGCGATTATTGAAGATAAAGCACGATCAACTGGCTGGGCGTATGAGAAAGAGGGTTCATCTAATATCAACAAAACATCATACATTGAGAACTGTGAAACATCTGCTTTAGGTAGATGTCTTGGAAATCTTGGCATTGGTATTGATGGTTCGGTAGCAAGTGCTGAAGAAGTACAAACCGCTATCTTACAACAAGAAGAACTTGAAACAAAGGTTGGTCAATACTTGGCACAAATCAGCGAATGTATTGGTGAAAGTGATGATGCTGGTGCGGTTGAGTTATGGCGTGAGATTAATAACAAGATAGTTTCAGATGGTGTTTGGAAATCATTTACAAGTTCAGAGAAAGTGTACTTGAAAGAAGCACTTAACAATACGCCAGTTTAGTTATAATAAAGACATCTGGTGGCGTGTCATTCACGGTTATTAGGTTAGGGCTTTAATATTCACTCTCCTCAAGAGTAAATCTCCCACCCTATAAAAGAGGAACGAATGCGAGTTGTGGGCGTTACCCACTTCTTTTAATAAAAAACGGAGTAATAAGATGGAAAAAATATACTTAGGAAACGGAACTGAAAAATTTGATGGCGATCAAATAGAGTTTGCTATCAATCTATCAAAGATTAAACAAGTACAAGAACATATCTTTGAATATAAAGGCGAGAAGTATTTAAAACTTAGAATGGTTAAGAAGCGTGAAGCCGACCAATACGGTAGAACGCATTACATTGAAGTGAATACTTTTAAGCCAGAACAACAACCTACTCAACAAGCAGCACCAATGCCAACGACTCCAGTTGAGTCAGTAACACCAAGTGATGCTTTTAATGACGATATACCATTCTAATTACACTTACACTTACACTTCGTGGGTTCTGGTGTTGGAAACATCATCTGTGAACCCATCTGAAACATCTGTTGAGGCATATTCATTATAAAGGCAACCGCTACCATTGAGATAGCCATACCGCCAAGAAATACTATTAAACAGCTAATTTTATTCATTTAATTATCCTTTCGCTAATTGTGAACCGAAATAAAAATTAATGATAGTTGAAGCAAACGCCCAAATTTCGTCATATTTAATCAAACCACTAACCAGTTGATATTCAACTTCATCTGCTGTGAATTGAAATCCAAGAAAACTAAAACCCTCGTGAACAATAGGCACGGCTGTTGGTATGTCAAATACTACTGGTGCTATTAAACTGAACACGATCAATGACAAAATAACAAAGATTATGACTCTACGATTAAGAGCCGCCATTGGTGATTCCTTGTTGGATTGTTCCCTTGCTTGGTTGATTATGTCAGCATTGGATTTATTAGCCATAATCGCTAAATTTAGGCTGTCTTGTGCTGCCTTAGATTTAATAGCGATCAACTTCATTAAGAAGCCGCCAATTATAGGTGCTATGCTTGTTATTAAACTAATCATATAATCATTATGTTTAGTGGGATATTCCAAGTGTCGGCTAAGTAGGCAATGTCAGTTCCATTAACCACCAGCCAGAACATTAAGTCTTTCCGAGTTTATACAACATATCAAATATCTTATCTAACTTGGTGTTAATCTGTTTGGTGATTTGGTGCATTTCACTTTTACCGTCTTTAATTGACTCGGTATTATGAGTAATCTGTTGTCCGTGTAGTGCCACATCTTCCTTAATATTGGATACATATACAAAGCCACTGATGAATAAGGCTAGAACAACCAGTATGTGTGCTACGTTTACACTTCTCGATAAGTGCCACGATTCTACTTCCTTCATTACTCTGTAACTTCAATCCAATTAGTTGTTGTTTCATCCCAAGTGTAGAACTTATCATCATCTGGGTAAGGTACTGGTGAATCATATTGACAAGTATCTTCGTTAAGAGTCCAGCTTGGATATGGTTGAGGTTCTATGAAAGCATCACGAGTTGAGTCGTATATGTAGCCTACTCCTGCGTAGTTCTTCCTTAGAGGAGTACCTAAATCTTCAATACCATCTTGACCATAATGTTTACCACCTCTTGTATTATAAGATGTTTGTAGCCAATTTCCTGGAGATGAGTCTGTAAAGGTATTGAAAAAGTCAGCTTCGGCTACAATTACCTCTGTAACTATATTGTTTATTACTTTTGCATAGTGCATATTATTCTCCTTTAAGTCGCATAGCGAATGATAACGATACCAGAGCCACCACCGCCTTTTGTACCTGAAGAGCCACCTCCGCCTGAGCCAGTATTAACTGTGCCGTTTCCAGCAGTTCCTGAAAAAGGAGCACCACCAGCACCTACACCACCACCACCTGAGCCACCTGAGCCTTGTGAGCCTGTGAAAGAACCACCGCCACCACCACCAGCCCTTGTTACTGATGAACCATTAATAGATGAAGATAAGCCAGCACCACCTGCACCACAAACAGACGATGAAGCAGTAACTCCAACAGCGCCTGCACCACCACCCCCACCAGCAGCATTACTGCTAGCGCCTCCACCTCCGCCACCAGCATTACCTTGTCCAGAAGTTCCTGTACCAGCGACCTCAGTCTCGTGAGCACCACCACCTGAACCTCCGTTACGACGTGCGCCACCACCTGCTACAGAAGTTATTGAACTAAATACCGAGTCGTTACCATCAGCTCCTAGTGAACTACCACTAGGAGCGCCAGCCCCTATCGTAACTGTAAGTCCTGTTGCGGCTACAGAAAATCCTGTAGCTGTTCTATAACCACCTGCTCCACCACCACCACCAAAGTAACCATTACCATCACCACCTGAACCACCCCCAGCAACAACTAGATAATCAACAGTGCCGCTTATGCTTGGTGTGAATGTACCACTAGAAGTAAAAGTATGAATTGTATATGAGCCTGAAGTTGTAATAGTTCCACCAGTAGCTGTAAAAGGGATAGGCACGTTACCAGTACCATCACCAGTATTAGTCCAAACATTAGAACCAGCGGTAATAGTGGTAGCAATAAACTGTTCACCACTTGTGGAGTTAATCCATAAGTGACCTACTGCTGAAGGGTTAGTTGATGCTGTAGGGTCTGAAGCTGATACTGTTGCATCTGAAGCTCCTGCTATAGAAGAAGCAGCAGCCGCTTGGAATGTAGGTGCTACACCAACACCACCAGAGGTTAATATATGTCCACTTGTTCCTACTGCTACATTTGCTGGATCGCCACTTGCATCATAAGTAATGAGTTCACCATCAGTACCACCAGCCATTTTAGCAAGGGTTACTGAATTATCAGCAAGACTGCTTGGTAAGTTGTCGATCTGAACTTTCTTTGATGTGCCACCAGCATTAACAATTAATTCTTCCGTACCTGCTGGTGTAGTCAGTTCGGTTAATGCACTAATCTTTTTAGTTGCCATTATTTACTCCGCTATTATGTATGCCGATGTCATTTCATCTATGAGAAATGATCCGTTTTCTAATGTTATCTCAATTTCTTCTGATAATGATGGTCTTTTACGCATTATCTTAACGATCTGATGAATCCAATTAAGTGTTAATGCTTTAACCTTTTCAGTCTTTTTAGGTTTTCTTCTCTGCGAGAATTGACGTATATTGCCGCCACTTCCTTTAGTAAAGGATTGTTTTAGTTTGCGTAATCTTGCTTTAGATAACATTAGCCCATAGTAACATCCCAAGTGATTTTAAGAGCATCAGATGCGGTCTTATTTACACTTGAGAATGTTGCCCTATTTAACATTGTGCCAGATGATGAAGCATTTAAAATACCAGCTTCAGTGATCGTGCCAGTTCCAGTACCAGCAGGGAAGTCACCAATATATGATATAACATTAGTTGATACTGCTTTAGAAGTCAAAGTTACACGCCCAACCTCTGCTATTAATGATGAATCACCAATCACTTCTGTTGTGTTGTCAGTACCAATAGCCATATGACTAAATGATGTGCCAGAACCACTAACTAATGTAGCGACTAATGCCTTGCCAGTAGTAACAATAATGTTATTAACCTTTTCTTCTTGAATTACTTTACCATCTCTAATAAGTTGGATTTTTAACTTACCTTTAATCCCGATTTCCTCGTTCATATATTTCTCCAGTTTCTTGTTTGTAATTTAAAACCAGCAAATCGATGGTTTCTCTATATTTTAAAAACTCTACATTTTCAGCATTAGCAATGCCAAGATTGAGTATTCTAAATTCTTCATCAACACTATAAATATCCCTAATTTGGGATTGTAATTGCTCACGCTTATACTTCTTTATCTCGTCAATCTTTGGCTTCTTAATACGCATTATGGTTCTACCGTTGGACTTGCTAAAAACGTGCCATCAAAATAAACACCAATCTGTACTTTCATATCATTAATCGGATCAATCTGTTCATCTGTCGCACCACTTCTTAAAACTACAAGACCATCAGGTTCGCACCAAATACTATCACCATCTTCAAGCAATACTGAGTCATTAAATATAATGTCTTTAGTATAACCCACATTTACCAAGCCTTTTAAAGTTACCTTTTTACCTTTTAATTTTCCTTGTATCTTAACAATACATTGCTCTGGGTTGCTTGTCCAATAGTCTAACACAAAACCCTTTGCGTATTCTTGTCCGTAAGTCGTTGTTTCTTCAGTCATTATTCAGTTTCCAAGTAATCACTTGCTTCAGTCAATACAAATTCATCAGCTTCAGTTACTACTAACTCTGGGAATGTTGATACTGGCGTTCCATCAGTTATTGAGAATGAATCTGTTAATGATATATCCCAAAACAAGATGCCAGTAAACCTTAAAGCAATGTCGTCAATAGCAACTGTGTCTGTTAATGATAGTTCATAGTCAAATACAAGCGATTCTGTGATACTTAACGAATCAGTTAGACTTTGTACTGGTTGAACATCAATTC